TATGGATGATATCGACAGTTACTATGACTCAATTCTCCTTGAGTCAGAACCAATCTTGAAAAGCAGCCTTGACAAAGTTGTTCAAGAATGGGGCAGTCTCCGCGGACTGCAGCCAAGGTCACAGCAGCGCACAGTAGATTTAATGAAGAAATCTACTAATAGTGGCTCTCCTTACTTTACTAAACGTAGAGCAGTCGTAGCTAAGACACTTCCTGTTAGACTCAGGCACTTGGGTGTTAACACTGAAATGTGGTTGGATCACAATCAGTGGTTAGCTACTGCAGTATTAGGATGGAGAGGCCAAGAGGGTGGCCCGACTGATGATGACGTTAAACAAAGGGTTATTTGGATGTTTCCCTTTGGTGTCAACATCGAGGAACTGACAGTTTACCAGCCAGCAATCGAAATTGCGCAGCGAAATTTGCTGGTTCCTGCTTGGGTTAGCATGGAAGCGGTGGATCAAAGAATCACACAACTCTTTGATACTAAGGGCAAACGCGATCTGGTAGTCTGCACGGATTTCACAAAGTTCGATCAGCACTTCAATGCGGATATGCAGAATGGTGCGAGATATATATTATCTCGTCTGCTCAATAATTCGTCCGCTAGCCAATACTGGTTGAACGAAGTATTCCCAGTTAAGTACGACATTCCCCTGGCGTACGATTTCGGTAAGGTCCGTACCGGAAAACATGGGATGGGTTCTGGCTCTGGTGGAACCAACTTTGATGAAACTTTAACGCATAGGGCACTTCAATATGAATGTGCAATGTTAAAGAACCAGAGATTAAACCCTAATTCTCAGTGTCTGGGCGATGATGGTATTTTATCGTTTCCAGGTATCACTGAGGAAGATGTAATGCGTAGCTACCCTTCGCATGGTCAAGAAATGAACGCCTCGAAGCAGGAAAGCAGCACACATGAATGCACATATCTACGTCGCTGGCATGACCAAGATTATCGCGACAATGGCGTATGTGTAGGTGTTTACGCAACTTCTAGAGCATTAGGAAGATTGTGTGAACAAGAGCGTTATTATGATCCCGAAATTTGGGGACCTAAAATGGTCGCTCTACGGCAGCTCTCTATTATTGAGAACTGTAAGTACCACCCATTGAAGGATGAATTCCTTCAGTTTTGCATGAAAGGGGATAAGTACAGACTAGGACTGGACATCCCAGGCTTCTTAGATAATATCCAGCATTATGCTAATGAAGCTAACGATCTCATGCCCGACTTCCTTGGATACACCAAATCCTTGCA